TTTGCCCCAACGGAACTTTATGATATTAACGGTAGATTTATTGATGTAGTATATGCAGAAGATATGTTAGGCAACACAAACGCAACGGACGACACAGCGGGGACCTCTTTTTCGACCGGCTTCGGCTATGCGAGCGCAAAAATATCTCTTGGCTATGGTATCTTAGTACTTTCTAACAACTGGAATACAACAGGGGCGTGTATAAATATATTTAAAATACCAACAACCTATGATGGGCTTATTGAACGGTCCACAGGTGTAACACAAAATTAGAGGAATTATAATATGTCTTATCGTATTGCTAAGATCAATCCAGATACAAATGAGATAGCAGAGTTTCCTATTCTGGATCATTTTCAACACCCAGAACTATTGGCCGCAATTAAACAAAACCCAGAACTAGAAAATCTAAGATCAAATCTCCCATCAGATTATGTGATAGTAGAACAAGGAGACGTACCTTCTTTAAATTGGGATCAGGCGGTTCGTACAGTTGGTGTTTCACTAGTTGATGGTGTCTGGACAACACAACTTGAGGCATTTGATAGATTTACATCTGATGAAGAAAAAATTGCTGCGGCGAAGACTTATAAAATAGCAAAAAAATCCGAGGCAGAAGGGTCATTTACTCAATTAGTTATGGCAGCAAATAATAATGGCTATTCTGAGGCTGAAAGATCAACATTTGCACAGCAAAGAGTAGAAGCCTTAGCATATATAGCTGACAATTCAGTATCAACTCCACTACTGACCGCAATTGCAGATGCAAGAGAAACCACAGTTGCAATTCTTGCTCCTAAGGTCATAGCAAAGGCAGAGGAAAATGATCGGGTTATTGGAAATCTTATAGGCAGAAAAAGGAAGGTAGCTGATAGATTAGAAGCTATTGATTTGAATGATGTATCGACATTTTCAAACTTCAACAACATTTCCTTTTAAGGTATTATAAATGGCATTTAGATCATACCAAGGAGCTACATCCAACCCAGGTATTTTTATGGGTAAGATGGGAAGTCTCGGCGCAGCAGGTTCTTTTGTAGGAGGTGATTCCGCAAATGACTTAGGATTTTCCACCAGTGGCGGAGTACAAGGATCTGGTGGGCTTTTTGCATTCGGATCTACTACAACAACTGGTGCTTGGGGCCAGGAACTGTCAAAAGATAATGCATTTGGCCACCTAATAGCTAAATATAATGACGGTATTTTCAGATCACCACCTCCAAGTTTTGAATCTACACTAACTTCTGGTTCACCAGGATATCCTGGTCTAAATTTTATCAATGCTTATAGCAGCCAACCATCTAACGGTGCAGCTGCAGCTAACGTATTGTTCGCCCCAGGCGTACCCTCGCCAGGTAGCTCTACTGGAGGAGTAGATTTAGCTAATAATTTGTCTACCGATAGCTTTAAACGCGGCACAAATGGTATGATTTGGACCAGCTCTGGCTTTGGGACGCTAGGGTCGGCACAATTACTTGATTATTTTGGAAATGTACATGCCGAAATTACAGATGATGAGATTTCAGACAGAATTACTGGAAGTACTTCAATTCTGACTATATGGGGTCTTTCGCAGGAATATTCTGGATATGCACATGGATTAGTTTCCATGAGAGCTACTGCCAGCAATAATGGAGTTACTGGTGGTGGCTACCACAAATACAATACGGTATTACTTAATGAGCATGCTCAAATAGCAGGTGTATTGTATGACCCAGATCTTACACCAGGGGTCGCACCACCTACTGACTATGTAGGATACGGTGATTGTTCTGAAATTGGGTGTGGTAGAATTGTAGTTGCAAATCCATACTGGTCAGATACATCTGTAAATGCCAATGCTTGGACTGATGGAAATACGGGACGCCACCGTGGCAAAGTATATGTCTATGATTTAAATGGCCAACTCATAAACACTATTGAAGAAATTACTGCAAATAAAGCAGATAATAATAAATTTGGTTATAGAGTTCGAATAGCGTATGATAGAATTTTTATTAGTGCTCCAGGCTATGCCGGTAGTACTGCTAATAATGATAATGATACAACTACACAAGGTAATGTTTACATATACGATTTAAATGGTAAATGGCTTAAAACACTAGATTTTAGTTCCTTTACTGCCGGGACAGCAGAGGCATTTGGTGCATTACTTGAAGTAGAAGATGCACGAATTTTTGTAGGATCAGTTGATGCAAAAAGCAATTCAAATGGAGTGCTTTGTTTCTTTAATATTGATGGTACATCACAAGGTCAATACTTTTCATCTTCATCTGTGTCATGGAATACACAGATCTTTATAGGATCTGGACTCTTTTCGTATAACCACCGGCTTGCTCTTGGAACTTATGGCGGTCAGCCTCTTGCATGGGTATCTATTAGAGATACTTATGGATGGCCAGACTCTACACAATTGCTTGGTAGTGGAGGAGGATTCTTGGATTATGAAAGAAATGTATATAATCGAATAAGAGAACCCGAGGATATGGTTCAGATAAAGAATAGAAATGTTGGTGTTTATCCAAACGCACAGATTCTTTCCAATATTAATATAAGTGATACTGATAATACATCCGCAAACCCAGGTATTGAATTTAATCAAGATGGTAAAATATACGGGCTTGGGAATCAATACCCCGGTGGAAAATACTATATTGGAGAATGGAACGGTGGTAGACCGCCTGCCCCAGCTAGCACAAGATCTCAATATCAAATTTACATGCAACTGTCATCCGGTGATACACCAAATGGATCTGGAAGTGATTCATTAAATACATACTTGGATTTGCCGGCAGGAGATGGTGTGGTAACTGATCGCAAATGGTTTTGGCAAAAAACTGATTCCACATCAGGGACTGCATGGTTGAGATTTTTCATGAGACAAAAAACAACAGACACACCGGTAACTCATTATAATCTCGGCACAGGCGGTAGATATAGCTTTACGTGGGATAACACTGGTAATGTTCCTACTGAGACTGTTAGCCTTAGTGGTACTTCATCATTCCCAGTATATGCATTTGGACTAACACCTGGGGTTCCCATCATCATCGGCTGGGAGTTTAGGTCAGACGGAACAATTTGGAGAATTGGTGATAGTGCAGGTAACGCACAACAAGGTTCTTGGGTTAACGCAGGTCCTTCACAGACATATTATATTAGATTTACAGCAAATGCTGGTGATAGTCCAACGCCAGCAAATTCAGATACACTAGGTACTTGGCATGCATTGTCATCTACAAGAAATGCTAAATGGGGAGTTCCGGCATGGACCTTTGCTGGTGGCTCTGTTAAAGTTGAAATTGCTAGTGACTCTGGGGGCTCAAATATTCTTGCGACTGGTTACTACGGGCATCAAACTGAATCCGGCCAGTAATATAAATAAAAATAAAACTATAGTAAGGTACCAAAATGGCACAACCTGATACAAGACAAGAATTTGCAGAATATATTCTTAGAAAGATCGGTGCTCCTGTAATTCAGATCAATGTATCTGAGGATCAAGTAGAGGATCGTATTGATGAGGCTGTATCCTTTTGGCGTGACTATCATTATAATGGAAGCCAATTAGTTTATTTAAAACATGAACTTACTGAGGCTGATGTTGAGAATGGCTATATTGAAATGCCTAAAAACATTCTAGGTATTTCAAGAGTTTTTGATTTATCGTCCTCAATCTCTACGGGTTCTGGCATTTTTAATGTAAACTATCAGTTCGTATTAACTAACATTCAAGATATTACAAGTTATAATCTTCAGCATTATTATATGACAATGCAGAATCTTGAATTCATGCAAGAGATTTTGGTTGGTCGTCCTTTAATCAGATATAATCGTCATGTCAATAGATTACACGTTGATACTGATAAGGCAAATCTGATTGCCGGTGAATATATTGTTGTAGAGGCATACGATGTAATTGATCCTAGTACATATTCAGATGTTTGGTCGGATCGTTGGTTGCAAAATTATGCAGCTGTTTTGATTCGAGAGCAATGGGGTCTAAATCTTACAAAATTTAGCAACATGCAACTTGTGGGTGGTGTTTCATTTAACGGAGAGCAAATACTTCAGGAGGCTAGAGAGGAACGGCAACGGATGGAAGAGGACGCAATTGGTAATCTTCAACCTCTCACATACAACTTTATTGGATAAATCATGGCCACAAATGTTTATTTTCAGAATTATGACAACTTTAATGAACAGAATTTAATTGACGATTTAGTTATCGAGTCAATTCAAATTTATGGTGTGGATCTTATCTACATCACTCGTTCAAGCGGAGCTGTTGATGAAATTCTGAATGAGGATGATCTGCCCATCTACGATGAAACATTTGAATTTGAAGGTTATGTTAAGAATGTGGATGGATTTGAAGGCGAAGGTGATTTCCTTTCCAAATTCGGCTTACAGATTAGAGACCAAGTCACATTCAGCGTGGCGTTTAGAACATTTGAACGGTTTGTAACAAAGGATCGTCCAACTAGAAATAGACCATTCGAGGGCGATTATTTCTACTTCCCATTAAACGGTAAACTATTTAAGATTATGCATGTAGAGCATGAGAGTGTATTCTATCAGATGGGCGCACTGCAGATATATGATCTTAAATGTGAATTAGCAGAATGGTCTGGCGAAAGATTCCAAACTGGTCGTGAAAATATTGACACATATTTTGCTGATAGAGATCTTACCGCAAATACCGTTAATACATTGGCTGCAGTAGAGGCTACCGATCCTCTTGCTGATAACTGGCAGTTTGAAATTGAAGCTGATAAGATTATTGACTTTACAGAAATGGATCCATTTAGTGAAACCATCGAAGTTGAACCATTAGATATTAGGGATTCATAACATGGCTATTGCGAATCATTTTTATAACCAACTGACAAGAAAATACGTTGCACTATTTGGTACATATTTTAACCAAATTAAAATCAAGCGGAAGGACAATGCTGGTAATATAGTCCAGGAAATGATTGTTCCTATTTCATATGCACCACATCAAAAAATTCTTGCTCGTCTAAATCAAGATCCAAATTTTGAAGCACAGGCAATTACTCTGCCTCGTATGTCGTTTGAAATTAATGCTATGTTTTACGATGGCGAAAGAAAATTGGCACCGACCAGAAAATTAATACGAAATGTGGTAAATGACGATTCTGGTGCTAGGGATTATCTGTGGGTACCAGCACCATATAATATCCAATTCTCTTTAAATATTATGGCCTCATACGCCGAGGATGCGGTTAAGGTTGTTGAGCAAATTTTACCATTTTTTAATCCAGAATTTACTTCTACTGTAAAGCTTATTCCTGATTTAGAACCTTTGGATATTCCATTGGTCTTAAATGACATTCAAAACGAAGAGATTTATGAGGGTGATTTTCTAACAAGAAGAGCCATTATGTGGACTCTAAACTTTACTATGAAGGCTTGGTACTTTGGGCCTGCCAAGGAAAGACAGGTTATTAAATTTATTCAAACAAATATTTCACCTGATCTTCCAGCAGGTGATGCAAATAATACATTTAATTCAGCAGTAGTTTTACAGCCTGGAATGACAGCTAATAATGAACCAACAACAGATCCAGAAGTTACAATCAGTTTCAGTGATATTGATTTTGACGATAACTGGGCCACAATAGAATATGTAACAGATCCAGATACTATAACATAAAGGTTGACTTTTTATAGAAATTGTTATATAATGAAGGTGTCTAAATATATTTGTAATTTGTAACTGAATGAGGTTAAAATGAAAATTGGATTTACAGCAAGCACTTTTGATTTATTACATGCAGG